CCCTCGGAGAGAGAGGGAAATGTCGCTTGGCCCCACCGGCCTCAAAAACCGTCAAGGTTTTTGGCGAGGTGTCCTTATTTTTAACACTCTGATTATCAACTAGTGAGTCTACTTGCTCCACGGGGTGGAGACAAGCAGACGACTAGTGATAGTAAACTAAATAAATCCCTACCTCAAATTGAAGCAGGGAGTTTATTTATAGAACTAATGTAGGCATGTTTGAAACAAAGCTTGCATCTTCTTCAGTTTGCATAAGCTTATGAATTTGTGCTTGAGCTGTTAGGTAATCAATGCCGTATTTCTTTGCACGAACTTTGATTTTTGTTTCAATTGCTCCTTGGAAGGTATCAATCTTTTCATTAACCGCACTAATGGTAGCATCAGCACCATAGTTAAGACGGATTGAAAAGAAAGCAGAGTTAGATATTTGTTTTAAAGTATCTGCTTTGAATGCAAAGCTCTGACCAACCTCAAGTTTGTTTGAATCATCAAGCAAAAATAAAGTACCATCATTGCAATAGCAGAAAGTATCTCCAAAAACAAACTTGAAGCCTTTTTTGGACTTGCCTGCATAAGGTAAGTGCAATAAAGAACCAAACTCCTCGGTGTTTTGAACACCATCTAATTCCAAAGTAGGAGCAGAAGCTGTAGCGACCTCCATTTCCTTGTAATTAGGATGGGCTACAATTGTTTTAATGAACTCATCTGCCTCTGTTTCAGATAAAGCAGTACGCTTTATGTTGTTCAACTTAGCAGATTTAATGAATTCGTTGTTTGCTTTGATAAAAGCAATTTTGTCTGACATATTTGTCATGGTTTTGACTTGCCAATAATACCAAATGGTACTCCGAATGCAAGTTCTCGGATAATATAAAAAAGAGTGTCTATTCACGCAAGACATATAGCGAGTGACTAATCCCCGAAGGGTGGCAAAGCCAAAAGTCACTTGTGACTTTAGGTTTAGGATAGAGAATGAGGTGTGGTTATAAAAAGGAAAACTTGTTTTCTTGGGAGTGGGTTGTGAGTGATAGTAAACCACAAGTTAAAAGGAAGAGCCGAAGCCCTTCCCTTAATATCTTAATACCTTGCATCAAACATAGCCTGAGTAACCTCCTCTGGATCTATGTTGTTGTTGAATGCTACCTCATTAACAAACTCTTCGTTGTTAGGGTTGTCAACAGAACCATAAGCATCACAGTGTTGATAAGTAGATGCACAAGAAGTTAATGCTGCAATAGCAATACAGATAATGAATGTGTATAGGTAGAACATACCTACTGAAGCCTGTCTTTTCATAATGATTTTATTTTAAATGAACCCAGTCTATGGGTTCCGTTATTAATTAATTGATTCTTCTTCCAATTGCATAGAGCTTTAGAAGAAAAGGTGAATGACTCCATAACTATAGAGCCATTCAAATACTGTAGTTGATACATTACTTCAGTCCAATTAGACCGAACATAGTCAATGTACCAACTACTAATACCATTGCAATAGTGAATCCTAACCATAGGATCACCTCGTTTTGTTGTTTAATCTTATTCATAATAAATTTTTTTAAGGGGTTAGAAAAATCTCTTGAGATTTTAAGTTTAGGATAGAGAGTGTGTGTATTTGGTGTCTAGTATATAGGTTATATAAGAAGAGAAGTAAGGTGTGGGTTGGTGTGTGGTTGTTTTGTACTCCTTGTTTGTGGTGGTCTCCCTCGGTGGTGGTGGTGTGGTGTGTTCTTCGTGTGTTGTGGTCAAGAACTCTTCCCTGGTGGATGTTTTTGAGTATTTATTGAGTATTTTTCTTTGAGGTGTGTTTGACATGGGGGGTACACCACTGCTTCCGTTAGGGTGGGGGTGGTTGATGTAGGGATCTTCCCCACATCATCATACACTATATTTTTAGTTTACCCATCATTATACACTCCGGTTCTATATTACCCAAATTTTATATATTTGTGTTATGGAGAGGATTAATGAATGGGTATATTGGAATGAAGGTATGGAAGTACCTAAGATGGTTAAGCATGCTCAGATTATACTACATTTTGAAAAAAAATATAATGTAGTAGGTAATAAGAACTTGACTTTTGTTGGTTCTATTAGGCTTATTGGGAATATTAGGAAGATAAAGTTCTTAAAGCTTAGGGGTATTATAGATTTAAAGAAGGGTGCTGGTCTATATAGGCTTCTTAATAGTCCTGATTTGGATAATGTTAAAATGGCTAATGATCTTATAGAACAATACATGAAGTTAACCAAGGGTAAGGGGTAGTTTCTCTATAGGTTATTGGGGAGGGGTGTATAAAATTTCATCAGTAGTATCTTTAGCAACAATAATTTGCTATATTTGTTCTTCTAAAGATTAAAAGTATGGCAAGAATTGTAGGACAAACAGGAAAACTTATCTCTGCTAAAGTTACTAGACCGGGGGTACATGCAAAAACAAAAACCTCAAAGTCTAAGACGAGTAAAAATTACAAAAAGGCCAATGTTGGTCAAGGAAGATAATATCTGCAGCCTCTCCTATGCAGACAAGGTGGTCCGTTCGTGCTCATCTAGATTAACCCCCATGGCTACCTCTGTGGGGGTTATTAAATACTAAAAGATGCAACATGAAAATAACGCGCACTGTAATAAATGGATTTAAAGTTAGAATTTGTAGGGTTCATTTCTGTATTGGAATTGGAATGGATCAGTTTACTCCAGTTTATCATAGATTTACTACAGGACAATCTCTGGGGCCAGTCAAAACCTGGAAGAATTCGGATGATCTACCACAAAAAAACATTAAGTCACAAGGCAAGAGTTTGGCCACAACAAATTATAACAAGCGCGCGCGTCATAAAAACTAAGAGTTATGTGGATTTATAATGGAAAAGAGTTTACTGAAGAAATGATCCCGGATGAAACTATAGGTTTTGTTTATGAGATGTTGGCTATTATAGATGGTAAGTCTATAAGGTATATTGGTAAAAAGAATTTCTTTGCTGATGTAAAAACTAAGTTAGGTAAGAAAGATTTGCCAACTGACAAAAGATTGAAGACTTATAAGCGAGTACGAAAATCAACATACCAGAACTACTACAGTAGTAATGAAGTTTTAAAGAAAGCACACAAAGAAGGTATTCCTATTCGTAGAGAGATCTTACTTATCTGCTATAGTAAACAAACATTATCTTACTACGAGTGCAAGTATCAGTTTGCATTAGGTGTTCTGGAAACTGAAGAATTTTTAAATGGGAATATACTGGGTAAATTTTATAAACTAAAATAAATGAGATACACTAAAAAACCAATTACAATAGATGCAGTTCAGTGGACTGGAGATAATTATGTTAAAATAGCACAGTTTTGTGATAAAGCATATTATGATACTGAGTTAAAGATCCAGACATTGGAAGGAACAATGAAAGCTACTATTGGAGATTTTATTATTAAAGGAATTAAAGGAGAATTTTATCCATGCAAACCGGATATTTTTGAAATGACTTATGATAAAGTAAATTAATAAAAATGGAGAAAAAATCATTACACAATACTACAGCCAACGGTGCTAGAAAGAATGTCAAGGATATTAAGTTCTGGGGAGATGGTGATACATTCAAACTTATTTCTAAAGCTTCTTCTGAAGCAGAGGGATGGATGAAATCAACTAAAGCAATGCAAGCTGGAAACAGTGTTGTAGTTCAAGTAACTACTCAACAACGCAATCCTAATGGATCGTATACCATTGCTGAAGCTTTGACTACAGTTCCTGATGCAGAAATTGTAGAGAAGTATGATGAAAAAACAAAAGAAGTAACATCGCGTTTTATTCAATATAGATTATTTAAATACCAATTATGAAAAAGTACCAAAAAACTGTTGTCCTTTTAGACAAACCTGTTTATGAATCAAAAATTGCAGGATTAGAATTAAGCCCAGATGCTAAAGCATCAATGGATTCTGAATTAGTAAAGCATTATACAAGACTAAAAGTATTTGCTGTAGGTGAAGATGTAACATTTTGTAAAGCAGGAGATGAAGTATTGATCACACCGCGTCAATTATCTTACTGTGATATAGTAGAGGTTGATGACAAAACAAAATTTGTTGCTCAAGAATCACACATCATAGGATTATACTAAAAGATATATTATCTATTACTACTAAAGACCTTGTTAACGCAAGGTCTTTTTTATTTATATTTGTTGCAAATACAAATAATTTTTTGTATATTATTGAATAGTGTTTATTAAAATTTTCTATTATGTCAATTATAAATTCAGATGGTTATAATGCCGACTGGCAACTAAAAGTTTTGCGAGGTTTGCAAGGAATTGTAAATGAACTTTCATCAACTTTAACTGTTACTGGCAATGTTACAATTGTTGCACCAATTGGACAACGTATTTCTGGTGAAAGCATCCCTGTTGTTATAGCAAAGGATCAGTTTAGTATGTATGTATATCCTACTCTTATTATTTCCGTAGGTGATGCAGCAACATTAATTCCTTCAGAGATACTCTCAATATCATTTGCAAATAATGGAACTGTACCAGTAAAAGTAACATTTGATAATGGTGCAAGTTGGCCTTCAATACCTGTTGGAACAACTATAAATATGGATGCTGCCGGTATTATGAATACCTACCCATATGAAGTATTTGGTTATGACACAAGTGATGCTGGAGCATCGTTGATTATTACTTATAATACTTATTAATTTATTATGAGTACTACCATAACCAATAAAGTTATAATAGAAGATGAAGGCACAGTAGTATCTTCTAATAATATTGTAAATTTTACTGGTGCAGGAGTATCAGTATCTAATGTAGGAGGAGCAGCAACAATAATTATACCTGGACCAGGTGTATCTACAGGATTAACATATAAAGGTCTTTGGGATGCAAATCTTAATAATCCATTATTAACAAGTGGAGTAGGTACTGTAGGAAATTACTATGTTGTATCAACTGCAGGAACAACTAATCTTAATGGTACAACAGATTGGCAAGTAGGTGATTGGGCAATTTTTGTTTCTAATGCTCCTGATGAATGGGTTAAAATAGATAATCATGATATACAAGCTTACAATACTGTAAAAGATGAATCAACTACATTACCACAAAGATCTACTTTAAAGTTTGAAGGCACAGGTGTTACAGCATCTGACATAGGAGGAGAAACAGTTGTAACTATTCCTATTCAACCTGCATACACTACAATTCAAGAAGAAGGAAGTGCATTAACTCAACAACCAATAATTGATTTTCAAGGTACAGGAGTAACTGCAACTAACGGAAGTGGTAAAACTATTGTAACTATTCCTGGAAATATTCCAACAACATCTTATGGCTTATTTGCACAAACTGCAGATGGAGGACCTGTAACTGGTACAATAGTAGAAACAACAATAATTGGACCTGGTGTAGGTACATTAAGTGTTCCTGCAAATGCTTTTCAAATAGGAGATTCTTTTACTTGTGCATTAGATGGATTAATATCCTGTATAAGTTCAGGAGAAATAGAAGTTAGAATTAAAACATTAAGTGGTGCATTACTTGCTGATACAGGAATAATTGATTTAGCAGCAGCTACTAATAAATCTTGGATATTAAATTTATACTTTACAATTAGAACATTAGGAGGACCAGGTATTGCCTCTATTTCATCAGGTGGATTGTTTTCTTACATCAGAAATGGAGGTACACAATTTGAAGGATATGTATTAAGTCAAATTAACAATATTGATTTTGATACAACTATTAATAATACACTTGTGATTACTGTTCAATGGAATACAACTAACGCAGGTAATTCAATACTTTCAAGAAACTTTACATTACAAAAAATATATTAATGAGCACTACTATAAATAGAAATTTACCAGGTAATGTATATGATGCAGCAGTTAATAGTAATACTCCATCTAGTATAAATACATTTGCAACACAATTAGATCTTGCAAATGTTAATAATCCAGGTAATTCAAATTTATTACTTTCTGGTAATGCAGCATGGTCTGGAACAGGCATGATATTTAATACAACACTGTTGAGTTATCAAATTGCAGGAGTTGTATATTCAGCAAATCCACAAACAATTACATTGCCCGTAAGTAATCCTACTAATCCAAGATTTGATGCTCTTGTAGTAGATATAACAGGTACAGTATCTGTTATATCAGGAACACCTGCTTCAAACCCATTAACTCCAGCTATTGATGAAAATTATGTTTTAATTCAATATGTTTTAGTTGGTGCTGCTGCAGTAACTCCAACTATTACAAATGAGTTTGTTTATAGAGAAGGTTCTTCTCCTGATTGGAATGTATCTACTGCTGTTGGAACAGCTCCTGTTTTAGTAGCAAATTTTTCAAGTACAACACCCTCACCATTTCAAGGAACAGAGTGCACTTTAGTAAATGCTCCTAATTACTCAACTGCAAAATCAATTAGCTACACAAAGCCAGCAAGTAACATCTTAAGATCAACTTTTTCATTTTTAACTTTTAGAGTTTATTTACCTGTAGCTGTACCTTTAAGAAATGTGGTTGTTAGATTATATAATAATTCAACACTGATTGGTACTGTAAATGCAACAGCTTGGGGTTTAAATATGAGTAGTGCTGCAACCTGGCAATTAGTTTCAATACCAACAAATTCTTTTGGAAATCTTGGAATTACAACAATAACTTCTATTCAATTTTTATTTTTAGGAAATGCTGCTAATACCTTTTCTACAGGTTATGACAGATTTGCTTTTGATGATATTAAGTTCCAATCTGGATATGGTCCACAAACTAATACAGCAACAATAGATGTACAGAATAGTGGAGTTGGTGTTGCGAGTACTTCAAAACTAAATTTCAGTAGTGGAAATGGAACAACATGGAATACTACATATGATCCATTAAACAACAAAGTAAACATACAATCTAATCAGATAAATGCAAATGTAACACCACAACTTAATGCTATTGGCAGAGGTCTTATAACAACCGATGCTGGAAAATTTTTAATAGTAGATTCTGCACTTGGACAAGCAATGACTATTCAAACAAATAGTGTTGTTTCTATTCCTATAGGAAGTGTTATTAAGATTACTCAACAAGGTACTGGTTCTGTTAATATAAGTGCTTCAGTTGGTGTAAATTTATATTCTAGTGGCGGTGGAACTAGTATTCCTGGTCAATATAATGTAGCAACACTTACAAAAACAAACACAGATACTTGGTATTTAGAATTTAGCTTAATTTAAAATAAATTATAATGAAAATGTTACTTTGTAAAATAGCAATGAGTGCAGGATATAAAGATACTAACCATTTTATGGATAGTGCTTTTCATCCTAACCTAGCAGGTTTTGGGCTAGCTTTAAGTTCAGTATTAGCATCTATAGCTTATTATTTTAATTCAATATTTGGAATTGAACTACCGGTTGGAATTGTTTTAATAATTCTATTTGGTTTAGAAATGTTTACTGGAATTAGAGCATCTAGAAAAGAAAACAAAGCTTTTGATTCTGAACTTTTTGGTAAAGGATGGTTAAAGCTTTTAGTTTATATGATCATGATTGGTTGTTCTAATATATTAGCTACACATGTTCCTATTAAAACTTTTTTTTCTTGGGATTTTAATATTTATGAGTGGTTGCATTATGGATTTTATAACTTTGTACTTATTAACTTGATTTGGTCTAACTTAGAAAACTTTAAAAGATTAGGATGGACTGAATATATACCTTTGCTTAAAATGCTTTCAAAGTATATAAAGGATGAACCTAAATAATAAAACAACAATTTAAAAATAAATATTATGTTACATAATCTTACAAATTACTCAAGCATTATTAAAGAAAAAATGGTTAAAAAGAAATTAAATTCTTCAGATTTAATCTCTTTAGGCACAGCAGATAAAAAATATTCAGGTGGTTATAAACCAGCTACTATATCAGCAGAAGATTTTATTGCAAGTATATCTCCAGGTTTAGTAGGGCCAACAGGTCCACAAGGAATACAAGGTTTAGTTGGTCCAACAGGTTTGCAAGGAGTTGCAGGTCCAGTAGGCCCTGCAGGTTTAAACTGGCAAGGAGCTTGGGTATCAGGTGATTCATATGTAATAGATGATGCTATAGGTTTTTCAGGAGCTTCTTGGTTTTGTATTAACCCTACTTCAGGAACTACTGATCCAGATGTAGATCCAACTAATTGGGCACTACTTGCTTCACAAGGTTCACCTGGTGTTAATGGTGGAACTGGTGCACAAGGAATTCAAGGAATTCAAGGAGTAGCTGGGACAAATGGAACAAATGGAACAAATGGTGCAGCTGGTCCTAATTTAGTTACTACAGGAACAACATTAGCAAATGCAGGTTCAAACACACATGTATTATATAGCAATGGTACAGTTGTAAAAGGTGATCCTGCTGTAACTTTCAATGAAACATTTAAAACTTTTAATTCTACTGGTAAATTTGTTGATACAAGTAATAGTGCGGTAGGTGCAATGGCATTAAGAGCTAATGTATCAGGTACTGACAATGTTGCATTTGGTTATCAAAGTTTATTAAATCTTACAACTGGATTTGGTAATTCTGCATTTGGTAGAGGAACTTTACAAAATGCTACAACCGGAAACAACAATACAGCAATTGGTACTCAAGCATTAAATAGTTTAACTACTGCTACAGGTTTAACTGCGGTTGGTCTTCAAGCATTAACTTCTAACACAACTGGTACTACAAATACGGCAGTTGGTACAGTTTCTTTATTTAATAATACAGTTGGAAGTGGTAATAGTGCTTTTGGTAAAGGAGCCTTATACATTAATGTATCAGGTAGTAATAATACCGGTATTGGAGAAAGTGCTTTAACAAATAATTCAGCAAGTAATAATACAGCAGTTGGACAGAATGCATCTTGGGGAAATAATTCAGGATCTCAAAATACAGCAATCGGTGTTAATGCATTATTCTCAGGCTCAACTGCAAACAATAATACAGCAGTTGGATTTCAAGCTTTATCAAATACAGTTGCAGGTGGTAGTAATACGGGAATTGGACTAAATGCTTTGTTAAATACAACTGGTGTAAGTAATATAGCACTTGGTGCTAATGTTGCTACAACTAATACAACAGGAAATAATAATGTTGTTATAGGTGCATCGGCAAGTACTGGTAATTTTAGTGGTTCAATTATTTTAGGTAATAATGCTGTAGCAACTGCTGGTAATCAATTTGTAGTAGGTTCAGTTGGTTTAAATGCCGGAGTAGTAACAACAGCAGTTCAAGCACAAACTAAATATTGGAATGTAATTATTAATGGCGTTGCACAAAAAATACTATTAGGATAATGAAAGCAGAAGAAGCTATAAAAATAATAGAAGAGGCTATAAATGTCGCAACATTAAAAGGCATTTATAGTCTTGAAGATATGAAGTTAATAGTTGAAGCATTAACAATAATAAAATAAATATGGAAAGTTTAAAAGATCGGTGGAATGCAAAAACACCAAAGTTTTGGAAAAGAGTTCAAAGAATTGCTATTATTGCAGGAACTATAGCCGGTATAATTATAGCTGCTCCGGTAACTTTACCTGCAGCAATTATAACAGCAGCTGGTTATATTGCCGTTGTAGGAACAGCAGTAGCAACTACAGCTCAATTAACTAAAGAAGATAAACCAGAAATAAATTAATCATGGCTAAGAAGAAAATTAAAGATTTTGATGTGAAAGTTGATACTGAAAAAGTTGATGTACATGTTAAAAAGAAAGGATCAGATTTTGATGTAGATGTCAAAACTCAAAAAGTAGAAGTTGAAATAAAATCTGAAGGTGAAAATAAAACATTCAACATGGATGGAAAAAAGATTGATATTCGTGTTGAGAAAACAGAAGCAGGTACTACAGTTGAAGTAGTAGCCGAAAATGGATTCTTGAAAAAAATTGGTACATTTATCTCAAATATTTTTGTTAAAAAATTCAACAAATAAAAAATGGGAGAGTTAGATATAAAAAAAATCAAGCAAGTTCCTTTATCTACTAGTCAATTTATTGATGAAGATGTTAAAAAAGTTCAGATTGTTTTACATCATACAGCAGGTAATTCATCTGCACCTGCAACCATTAAAATGTGGAATGCTGATGATCGTGGAAGAATTGCTACTTGTATTGTTATCTCAGGAAAAGGTGTTTCTAAAGATACCTATGATGGAGAAATATGTCAAGCATTTGGTTCTAAAAAATGGGGTTATCACTTAGGTCTTAAACAAGATATTTTTAGATCCAAAGGTGTTCCATATAAGTCAATTGATCCTATAGCTATAGGAATTGAGATTTGTAACTGGGGACCATTAGATAAAGTAGGTAATAAGTATTATAACTATGTGGATAGAGAAGTTGCTCTTGACCAAGTTTGTGTATTAGATAAACCTTACAAAGGACATTTATATTACCATGCGTATACAGATGCTCAGATAGAATCTGTACGTCAATTATTAGTTTACTGGAACACCGTTCATGGAATTGATTTGACTTATAATGAAGATATTTGGGAAGTTTCAGCAAGAGCTTTAAAAGGAGTGAATGGTGTGTTTACTCATAACTCTTACCGTAAGGATAAAAGTGATGTATCACCACAACCAAAGTTAATTGCAATGCTTAAATCTTTAAAAAATGGCTAGAAACTCATTGGCTGGCAAATCTACAGGAACAAGTAAGTCAGCAAAGTATTTTGCTGCTAATCCTGAAGCAAGAAAAAAGAAAGATGCTTATAATAAAGAATATCATTCTTCACCTTCGCGTATAAAATATAGACAGGAATTAAATGCAGCCAATAGAAAATCTGGTACTTATGGTAATGGTGACGGTAAAGATAAATCACATACCAAAAAAGGAACACTAGTAAGTGAAAAAGCATCTCCAAATCGTGCTAGAAATGGCAAAGGAAACAATGCAAGAAAGAAATAACGCAACCTTTTGAATTTTATTTCATTAGCCAAAGCACTTAGAGATAAGTGCTTTTTTTGTTAAACAATAATTAGTTAAACATTTATTATTATATTTGGCATTATAAACAATAAATATTATGTCAGAAAAAACCAACCAAGAAGAACGCGTATATACTCAAGTTGAACTTGATGAAATCCGTGAAAAAACAATTGCTTATTATACTAATCAACAGAAAGTATTAAGCATTCAGTGTCTTGTAGAAGAACTTAAAGCGCGCATTAAGAAAGCACAATTTGAAGCATTTGAAAGTTCATTAAAGATGATGCAATTAAATGCAGCAATGCAGGCCGCTGATGAAGAAGCTGAAGCTGAAGCTGAAAAAGAAATTGCTGATGCATTAAAAGAAAAATTAAATAAAGAATAATTATGGCAAAGGCATTAGTTGTTAATAAGCAAGTGTCTCTTTCATTAATTGATATAATAAAGTATCAACTCAATATGTATTGCTTTATTAATAAAATTAGAATCAGTCCGGCACAACTGGATTGTTTATCAATGTTAGGATTGTATGGAGAGATAAATATGTCTGATTTTTGTAATGAAGTAGTTTCTGAGGAAATTTTTGGAAATGTGCAAACAACGCGTAACTTTATTACAAAGTGTGTGAAAGATGATTTAGTGACAAGAAGTGGATTAGGTAATAAATTAGTTTCTATAAATAAGAACTTAGAACTATTAACTGAGGGCACAATATTATTGAACTTAAAAATATATCATCTTGAGACCAACAAAAGCTAAAGATCTAATTAAAAAAACAGCAAGTGAATTAAACTTGTCAGAAGAATTAGTAGGTGATGTTGTGGATTTTTATTACTCGGTAGTAAAAAAAAAGATTGAAGCTTTAGATAGTCCAAGTATATTTTTACATGGGCTGGGGACATTAAGGATTAGTAGAAAAAAACTTCAGAATGATATTGCGCATCTTACAAAGGTTTTAAATAGCAATGATCAAGAAGATTTTAAGAAAGTAGTTAAGTATAATTATTCTAAAGCTACACTAGACTTAAAGATAAAAGCTCTTGAATTATGTAATGAATATTATAAAGAAATGTATGAGAAGCGTTATAAAAATTTGGAAAGCAAAAGGACAAATCCTGGAGGGGATCAAGAATAACATTTTTAAAAATGAGCATGTTGAAGAAATTGCTAGTGAAAGATGGAAAATTTGTGAAGGGTGTTCATTATTAGATAAAGAGGGAACTGAATGTTTAGTTCCTGGTACAGGACCATGTTGTGGTAGTTGTGGATGTAGCATGGGATTAAAACTAAGAGCACTTGGTGCAGATTGTCCAGAAGGTAAATGGGATGCAGTGTTGTCACATGAAGAAAATTATTTACTACAAAAAAAACTAGGAGATGAGTCGGTTGAATGATATAAATAGCAAAATGCATGATGCTCTTATGGGTAAGACTACTAGTCAAGGATTATGGAGTCAATTAAGTCAGGATAAAGCAATACCTTATGATCCATACAAAACAGTATCAATTTCTGTAGAAGAAAAAGAGTATTTAGAAACAATAGTTCTTGCTGCAGATTTATTAGCAAGTGAAATAATTTCATCTCAAGACTTTTTTAAACTTAAACTTTTGCTTAAAAGTAAAGATGAAGAAGTAAGAAGATTAGGTGTAGTCTTTTTAAATCAAAAGGCGGAATTATGAGTGTAAAATTTTATTCAGAAGAACATAAATATGTTAGTGTTGATGAATCAGAAAACATTGATTGGATTAGTGTTACTAGATTAATACACTACTTTAAAGAACCTTTTGATACAATTAAGATGGCAGAGTCTTGTTCAAAAGGAAAGAATCCTAAGTACAATAAAATGACTCCTCAAGAAATCATTGCATTATGGGAATCTGAAAACAAAAGAGCTATAAACCTTGGTTCATGGTATCATGACCAAAGAGAAAGAGATGTATTAGCCTGTAATACAATTACTAGGAAAGGTAAAGAACTAACAATTATAAATCCATTAATGGATGGTTTAGTTAAATTAGCTCCAGTACAACAACTAGTAGAAGGAATGTATCCAGAACATTTTGTGTATTTAAAATCAGTTGGTATTTGTGGTCAAGGAGATAGAGTAGAAGTCATTGATGACTACATAGATCTTTATGATTACAAAACAAATAAAGAAATTAAAACTGAGGGATTTGTAAGTAAAGGAGGAAAAAGTAAAAAAATGCTTGGACCTCTTTCACATTTAGATGATTGTAATTATAATGATTATATTTTACAATTGAGTACTTACATGTACATTATGCTAAAACACAATTTTAATTTAAAACCAGGTAAAATTCAATTAGATCATATTGAATTTGAAATAGACCATTTAGATAAAAATGGTTATCCTGTTGTTGCTACAGATGCTATGGGTGATCCTTTAGTTAAAAAAGTAACTCCTTATGAATTGCCTTACATGAAGAAAGAAGTTATAGCAATGTTTAAATATACACAAGAACACAGAGAAAAAATATTAAATCATGGCCATTAAGTTATTTGATTCAGTTAATGGTAAAGTTGTTCCTACAGAACACTGCCATACAATTCCATTCTTAAGAAGAATAATAGAAGAATATCCAGATAATCATTTACAGATTTTTGCATATCTATTTTATATGACTTGCAGAAGTTCTGAAAATCCTTATTTTAATAGACCTCAAGATGAAGTACAAGATGAGATTTTAAGAGATCTTGAATGTGAATTTGATCCTGAAGATAGATTGATTAGAATGGCCTTAGATAGATGTAAGGATATGTATGAAACTCCAACTATGCGCGCGTACAATGGTATTTCAAACATGTTAGAAAAACTTGCATTTTATATGGAGCATCAAACTATTACAGATGGTAGAGATGGAAACATTACAGCTATTGTTAGTGCAGCAAAAAACTTTGACGCTATTAGAAAATCATTCAAAGGAGTTGCAAAAGATCTAGAAGAAGAACAATCATCAAGAGCAAGAGGTGGTCAAAAACTAAGTTACGATGATTAATGACAAGTTAGGTGAACCGCATCAAGATATTCCTTTATGGGACAACGGTACTTGGACTACATATAGTTTTCCAAGTAGACTTGATATGGCTACAACTTTAGAAGAAACTTATTTTAAAGAACCTGGTGAATATGATTTTGATGAGATAGTTTTTGAATTTCAAAAGCAAGGATTAAAATTTAAGAAAGATGGATATTTTTGTGATGCTTCTGAAAACACTAAAGATTTTATTACTTACTGGAATGATCAAAAATTAAAATCAAGAAAAGGTGTTTTATTCTGGAAAGATGATAAAAAGTTTTACTTACCAAGAGATTACTATTTTTGGATTAATTTTTTACCTATTAATGATAAAATAAAAAAAACTACAGATTTTCCAGATATTCATGATGCTCAATATCACATGGCACTTTATGAAGTAATTGGAGAGTTATTTTATGAGCACGGTGTTGTTCTAAAGAAAAGACAGTTTGGTTCATCCTTTTTTCATGCAGCTAAACTTGTAAATGTATTATGGTTTGAATATGGTCCAGTATTAAAAATTGGTGCATCTCTTAGTGCTTATGTTACCGGAGTAAATGGTACATGGAAAATGATCAATGAATACAAAAACTTTTTAAATCAAAATACAGCATGGTATAGACCTATGAATCCAAGTGGTATTGGAGAATGGCAACAAAAAATTGAGTATGTTGAAAATGGTAGAAAAACTGAAAGAGGTAGAAAAGGAGTTCTTCAAGCATTATCATTTGAGCAATCTGATACAGCCGGTGTAGGGGGTTTATGTACTTTATTCTTTTATGAAGAGGCAGGAATTGCCAAATCAATGCATAAAACTTTTGAGTTCATGTTACCAGCATTACAAGCAGGTGAAATCACAACAGGTTATTTCATAGCTTCCGGAACAGTAGGTGATTTGAAACAATGTGAACCTTTGCGTAAATACATGTACAAAGCAAAAGGAAATGGTTTTTATCAAGTACCTAATAAGTGGTCTGATTCAAAAGGAACAGTTTTAAATACAGGGTTGTTTATTCCAGAGCAATGGTCAATGCCTCCGTATATTGATCTTTATGGAAATTCGCTTGTAGAAAAAGCTTTAGAAGCACTTACAGAATTAAAGAAGCAGTGGAAAAAAGATCTTGATCCTGAAACATATCAAATTCGTTGTTCTCAGCGACCTACTAACATGGAGGAAGCATTTGCTTTTAGAGGTGAAAGTTTATTTCCATTAGAGTTAGTTAAATCACATAAAAGAGATATTGAAGAAGGAGATTATCCTTACACATGCTATAATCTTGCGTATGATAATAAAGGAGCAATAATTGCTTCACCAACAACCAAGAAACCAATTCTTGTCTTTCCTACAGAAAAAAACGCTGAAGATAAATCAGGTGCTATACAGATATGGGAAGAACCAGATGATGAAAAAGAATTTTGCACTACATACTATGCATCAGTCGATCCTGTATCAGAAGGTAAAACTGTAACTTCTGATTCACTTTGTTCTATTCATGTTTATAAAAATCCAGTACAAGTGCAAAGAGTCTTGGCTAGTGGTGAAGTAGAAACTTATATTGAAGGAGATAAAGTTGTTGCTGCATGGTGTGGTAGATTTGATGATATTAACAAAACACATGAAAGACTTGAGTTAATTATTGAATGGTATCAAGCATGGACTGTTGTAGAGAATAATGTACCTTTATTTATACAATACATGCAGTTTAAGCGTAAGCAAAAGTATCTTGTTCCATCTTCTCAAATTGTATTCTCAAAAGAGGTACAGATGTCTAAAACACAATTCCAACAATATGGTTGGAGGAATGTTTCTACAATATTTAAAACTGTTATGTTGAGTTATTTAATTGAGTACCTTAGAGAGGAACTTGATGTAGAAACTGATGAAGAAGGTAAGATCTATAAAAAGCATTATGGTATATCAAGAATCCCTGATTATATGTGTATGGTTGAGATGGAACATTACCAACCAGGTGTCAATGTGGATAGGTTAATTTCTTTAGGAGCATTAATTACCTTTGTAAGAATACAGGAAGCAAGTAGAGGTTTGAAGAAAAGAGTTGAATATGATACTGATGAACATTTGGAAAAGTCAGAAAATTTGTATAAATTAAGTAAGAGTCCCTTTAGACACATGGGAAATAATAGTGAGTCATCTAGTATGAAAAAACCGCGTAATCCTTTTAAAAATTTTAGATAATGGAAATATTAAATGCAATGGATTTTAAAAAGGGTAAAAAAACCAAAAAAAATAGATTTGGTGTTTTTACTCAACCAATACAATTTATCCCAGCTGATGAAAAAGATGATGACTGGGCCAAACATAATATGGATTGGTTAGAATGGCAAGGTATTAAACAGATCATGTCTAAGGCAAGAAGAATAATGAAAAATTATAAACTTGCTAAAGGAACAATTGATAAAAGTGATTACATTCCACAAGTTGAAAATGAAATGATGGAAATGGTTGAAGTTTTAACTGAGGGACAGAATGAAGCCTTGGAGTTAAAGTTCTATCCAATTATTCCAAACATTATTAATACAATGGTTTCTGAGTTTGCTAAAAGAAATACAAAGATTGACTATAGAGCAATTGATGAGTATTCTTATAATGAAATCATGGAGAAGAAAACTGAGGAAATCAGTAAAGTTCTTTTAGAGTATGCTCAACAAAAGTTAGTTGCTAAAATGGTTGAAATGGGAATGGATCCAAACTCAGAAGAAGCACAACAACAACTTAATCCGGAAGCATTAAAAAAACTACCAGAGATTGAAGAATTCTATTCTAAGAAATATCAAACACTAGCAGAAAAATGGGCTGTTAAACAACATGCAATTGATGTCAATAGATTCCGCATGGATGAAATGGAAGAACTTGGTTTTAGAGATTCTTTAATTACAGACAGTGAGTTTTGGCATTTTAAAATGTTAGAAGATGATTATAATATTGAGTTATTAAATCCAGCATTATCTTTTTATCATAAATCACCAAATGTACATTACATTTCTCAAGGTAACTGGGCTGGTTGGGTTGACATGTTAACTATATCAGATGTAGTTGATAAGTATGGCTATTTAATGACAGCAGAGCAGTTAGAATCACTTGAATTATTACATCCTGCACGTTCAGCAAGATATATGGTTGATGGTATTCCAAATGATGGTTCTCTTTATAATACAGATGAAAGTCTTGATTCTAATAGAAGAACTGGTGTTGATATGAAAAGACATTTATCTTTTGTTGAAAATGCTCATGATCCACATGATGTTGTATCATATATTGTAGGACAAAGTGAACATGCTGGTAATTTACATACAGTTGAACTATTAAGAGTATCTACAGCATATTGGAAAACACAACGTAGAGTTGGTCAGTTGACTAAGGTTGATGAAGATGGATCAGTTGTTACTGAGATTGTAGATGAGAATTATATTGTTACTACTAAACCGATTTATAATAAGGTTTTTGAGAAAAAAGAAACTGGAGATAATTTAATATTTGGTGATCATATTGATTGGTTCTGGATTAACCAAGTTTGGGGTGGTGTTAAAATTGGAAACAATAGAACTATTTTTAATACTGAAACTGATTCAGACTTTGATCCAATTTATCTTGGAATAGACAGAAAGAAACCAGGTGCATTAAAATTCCAATTCCGTGGTGATAAAACTATGTATGGTGCTAAGTTGCCAATTGAAGGCAAGGTGTTCTCAGATAGAAATACTAAATCTACGTCTCTTGTTGATTTAATGAAACCAGCACAGATAGGATACAATATTTGTAACAATCAAATAGCTGATATTCTTGTTGATGAACTTGGTTCTGTAATTGTACTTGATCAAAATGCTATTCCAAAACATTCTATGGGTGAAGACTGGGGTAAGAATAATCTTTCTAAAGCATATATGGCAATGAAAGATTTCAGCATGCTTCCATTAGATCCTTCTATAGCTAATACAGAAAGTGCTACTAATTTCCAACACTATCAAGTGTTAAACTTGGAACAGTCAAATAGATTAATGTCCAGAATACAATTAGCTAATTATTTTAAGCAACAATGTATGGAAGTTGTAGGATTGAATCCTCAGCGAATGGGACAACAACTTGGTCAAACAAATACAGCTACAGGAGTTGAACAAGCAGTTACAGGTTCTTATGCTCAAACAGAAACTTACTTTATTCAACACAGTGATCATTTAATGCCTCGTGTGCATGCAATGAGAACAGACTTAGCACAATACTACCATTCAAATAAATCATCTGTTAGGCTTCAAGGAATGATCTCAGCTGACGAAAGAACTAACTTTGAAATCAATGGTACAGATTTATTATTAGTTGATTTAAATGTATTCTGTCAAACTAATGCAAACAACCGTAGTTTACTTGATCAGTTGAAACAAGTGTTCATGAGTAATAATACTACAGGTGCATCTGTATATGATTTAGGAAAACTAATGCAGGCAGATTCTTTAGGAACAATTAATGTAGCCCTAAGAGCAATTGAAGACAAGGCTGAAGAAAAAAGAAATCAAGATATGCAAGCTGCTCAACAAGCACAAGAAGCAGAACTTCAAGCTAAGAAAGCAGAAAAGCAAATGGAAATGGACCATGAATCTAGAGAGAAGGAGAAAGACCGTAGATCTAGATTACTCGAAGCAGAAATTAAAGCAGCTGGTTATGGTGCACAACAAGACATCAACCAAAACCTACAATCTGATT